CACAAATGTTGAAACTAAGAACGTCTGCCCTATTGCCTATAACATAAATGTTTGAGAAAGTTTAATAAAAGCAAAGCCCCATTAGGTATTCCAAATCGTATGTTGGCACTGTTAGCGTTCAGGTGATAATACAAAAACGCAATTTTTAAACCATGAAATACACAATCCTATTTATTGCTGCTGTTATTATAGAAATAGCCAGTACATTTTACATTAGTGCCGTATCAGATAGGCAGTTAGTGCCGATGGTTTTTTGGGCATTTGTAGGGCCTTTCTTAGGGCTTCCTTTCCTTGCATATCAAATAGAAGCAAAGAACAACACACAGCGGTTTTATTTGGCTTTGTGCTATGGTTTAGGCTATGCAACTGGGGCAGCATTAGTAAACATTTTAAATTAAACACACCTTTGGGTATATGATTTACCGATTTTTTCACGATAAGATAGAAGGCGATGAATGGCTAATAATTCAGCACTTACCTTTAGGCAACTATAAAGCCATCTGCACCCGTGAAAATGAATACTATAAATTAGGTGATGTAAAAACATTTTTCTTTGATGACTTTGATATTTGGTCTAAAGGAAAAATAAAACCAAACAATGATTCATTGACAAATAAAAAAAAATACGATGGTAAACCGCGTATAACTTGCAAATATTAAATTATTATCTTATTTTTTACTGTCAGTCATTTTGGTTTTTGGTTTGTGGCCGCCTGTTTTGAAGTTCAGGCGGTTTTTTTTAAAAATAAGATATGTATTTTATCTTTGAACAAGCGATGCAGCTAATAAAACCTAACGGCGCTAAGAATCCTAAATACGCCGCAACCAAAATAAGGCAGTTAGTTAATTTTGGTTATTTAACTGAAGCTAAACCCGAAGAATTATTTGTAAAGCATTTTGAAGATTTTGTTAGCATAGTCAATATTAAAACAGAATTTTTAGTTACAGCTAAATCTGTTTATAAATACATTCAAGATAGAAACTCGGTTAAATAACAGTTAGGTAAAATACCTCAGCAAAATAGGCACGTTAAAGCTATATTTTCGAATGAAACAGTCATGAACTTTATGTTGGTAGAATTAGCATGTTTATTTTTTGGAATTTCGCGCGTTCGAATTATGAATAGCATAGTAAAGAAAAAATATATAAGAGTTCCCGAAATTGATGATTTAATTAAATTTATATGACACGTACAGAACAACAAAGGCTAAAAAAGATTCTTGAATACAAAAAAGGCTATTTAGATGCTATGCTTTGGATTCAAGACCAGCAGCCATACGATGACGAATTAGAATTAAGAATTGACATTTATACACACAAAATTGAAGAACTTCAAAACAAACTGAAAGGACATGACGAATGAAGAAAAAAAATCGGCGCTAATTGAAAAGGTAGGCGAACAACGCGTTAACGAACTGACACAAAACATTTGGCTTTTATTAGGTTCACTTAGTACGGCAAAATATGCTATTGCACAGTTCGAACCATCTAAGCTAAAATTCGAAATGAAAAAGCGTTTTTTAGATTTGCGGGCTGCTATAAACCTATTTGTTAATACGTTTGAAAAAGCAGCAACACCAATTGAACGCGACCTACTAAATGAAAGTACTTATAATAATGTAGCCGTTATAGCTGAAGTTATCGCAATTGCTTCTACTTTGCCCGAATCACAATCTGAATGGTATTTAAACGAATGCAAAAAACTATTATTTTCAGCTTACAATAAATCTCAGAATGAACTGCGTAGCGAAGGCGGTAAATAAAATGTTTCCAAATTTGGATACAAGCGAATTTAATAATAGAACTTTAGGCGTTGGCATGGGTGATATTCAACGCATGATACCAACCGATTTATCTGTATGGGCCGTTTATTGCAACCATCACAAATGCGTAAACTTTGACCTAATTAGGCAGTTACCGAAAACCAGCGATTACATACCGTTATTTTTATTTAGTTCGATTATGTCTGACCGCTTTAAACTACATTGCGAATTTGCGCTATGGGACCGCAATAATGTTGTAGTAGATGATACTGAACACGATGCAGATGAATACTTTAAGCGAAATAAAATACTACAAATAGCAGCACTAATTAAATTTGAAACACACGAAATACTGATAGTGAAAAAATGAAAAATTTACCGACATTTGAAGAAACGTTTAACCAGCAAAAATACGAAGCGGGCGATATTCAAACATTTAAAAAAATCGGTTACATAATTGTAAATGAACTATGGCTAAGAAACTTTCATAAGTTAGCCCAAACAAAAAAACCGCTGCCTAAAAAAAGCAGCGGCCACACATGAAAACAACGAAAAGAGCAAAGTATTATTTATCTGTATCGGGTTTCTTTATAAAATCTTTAGGTGTTGGTATAAATCCTTTGAAGTAACCGACTATATTTACGCCCGTTGTTTGTGATACATTTTCATAAATAGATTTTAGTTCAATACCACAAATAAACAAAGCTACGTAGTAAGATAGGGTAAAATCTAAATCAAACATCCATGTAAAAATTTGACTACTTACAATTGCTAAGCAATAATCATTCATTTTTGAAATTGTACGTCTAAAACCTTTAGAATTTATTTTTTCGCCAAGGTGTTTAGCTTTTCGCAAACCTGTTATAAAATCTATCAGCAACATAAAACAAAGGCCTATAATTAGCGGCTTTAGAATGCAAAGTTGTTGTTTAATTTCGGGCAAAATCTTAATAAAGTAATTTAGCGAATCATTTGCAAGGCGTAGCGAATCGGCTGTAATAGTCAGAGAATCCATTAACTTAATTTTATATAGCGTGAAACAATAACCGCAGCTGGTGTACCTATGAAGATATACCACCAGGGAAGGGGAACAAATATTATAAAGAATGTAAATGTAAATAGTGAAACCCAAGTACCGAAACAGATAGGACATGCTCCAGCCATTGACCAAGGGTTATTTTTCATATTGTTTTCAGTATCGTTATAAGTCATTTCAACGTGCTGCAAATATTCTTTATAAATAGTATCAGCTTCATTTGCCGTTTTGTTTTGCAGTTCCTCGTTTAGTTCCTTATCACGTTGTTGTTTCCACGCGTTGTATTTTGCCCATACGCGCTGTTTTTCTTTTTGTTCGAAGTCTAAGTACAGTTTAGAAATAAAAGCGCCGTAAGCGGAAAATATACGCCCCGTGTAGTATTCGCCCTGAATCGGTGAACCTATGCAGTAATGTAAAAACACTATTGCACAGGCTGCGATTGGTATAAGTATTATTAGTGATATCATTACATTGGTGGGAATGGAGGTGATGGTTTTGGTTTATAGTCAATAAGCGGCAAATCTTTGACCCATTGAAACTCAGCATTAACGCAAAATTCCATTTCTTCAATAGATATAATCCAATTATCGAAGTCATCCTGTATTGGGTTAAAATAGCTGTCTTCGTCATACATTTGACCTATCAAGCTATCCTTTTGATTTTCTGTTAATAGTCCTACTTGTGTCATACTTGCCGACTTAAAGTTGTTTGATATGTTTGTACTGCTGTGTAAAAATTTGCAGCTTCGGTATCTGTTAAGCCATCACCAATAGAAGCAAAGGCGCATTCTCGTTTACCATATAATCCTGGGTTAGGACTTCCGTTTACATTTATATTTGCTAAAAACATATTTAAACTCGGCCTTGCTCCTGCTGTACTTGTTCCTGTTGCAACCTTTGTGCTATTTCTCCAACCATTATTTACATTTAAAGCTGTGCGATTAGAAATATAAAAAGCTGCTCCATTTGTGTCATTGGCAGAAATATAATTAACTGTTTCATTTGCAGCAAATAAAGTTTCATTTGGCGCTGTACCTCTTTGTATTGCTAATCCCGTAAAAGTTGTTCCATTATAAACAGTCATATCTTGGGTTGTAAATGCTCCAGAAGTTCTTGAATAATACGAAATATGCACATTTGTATTTACAGAATAATTTGTTGCCATATTTAATTTTGTATCTGCATAGCCATTAATGCCACCTGGCAGCGCACCTGTTGCAGAATGAGTCCAACCACCTGCAAACACTAACCTAAATGCAGTATCAGTATCTTGTGGGTCTTTTAAGTTCCACTTATGCAATGCAGCAGTACCGCCTACCATTGGGTAAATAGCTTTCATCTTTGTCCAAATGCTTGCTGCTTTCAAATCTAAAACAAGCTGATTGACAGCGTTTAAATTTGTCGCACCTGTTAAGCCTGATGCCGTAAAAAATGCCTGTGCATCAGGGTCATAACTTACCCCGAAAGCGTATGGATTTATTATCATCTTATACCGATTAAAGTTATTTTTAAACCTGTTGCAGTACCGTTCCCAATTTGGTCAATGTCAACTTTTATTTCAGCATCATCTGTTAGCGCACTTGTCGTAATTGTTGCAGGCGTTGCAGCCGTTACGCTTGTTTTTTCTGTATTGTCAATGGTCAGCTTAGTACCTAATACAGATGAACCGCTTTGATTTATGTCAACTGTAAAGATTGAACCCGAAGCCTGAGCAGTTGTAAGCGAAGCACGAACGCCAGTAAGCGTAAAAGCAACTGGTAGCCTAAATGTAATCTTTGCCGTTCCTGTTGTTAGTGCTGTTGTTTCATCACTTGCAGCTAACTGTATTTCGATTGGTATTACAGTTGGACCACCGCCACTAACTACAAAAAAAAAATCAGTACTTAAGAGCAAAGCAAGATCACCGCAAGAACCCGAAAACGCTATTGGTGCCGCTGGTAAGACTTGAGTATTTGCAACCATTGTCGGGTCAAAATATTCTACGTTACCATTGTCTTGAATAACCTTAACAGTGCCGTTTGTGTTACATTCTATTTCTACTATATCTGGGCTAAGGCTGTTAATGAAATCGCCCGAAGTCGAATCATAGATGGCTACATTGCCATTTGCGAGTTTTACAATATCAATCATAAATTTGTTATTATTTTAGTGCTAAATTCAATACAATCATATTCAATGCCGTTAACTTCAAGTGTAACTATTTCTCCGTTAGGGTCAATTATTTGTCCTTGATATGTGTAACTTTCATTAAGGTTTGTAAGTGTAAATATTACCGTTTCGCCATCTTCAACATCAACACTATAATAAATACTTACTGAACCAAAAGTTAATTCTAAAACCCAAACGCCTGCAGTTAGTGCATCTACAATAATGCCCGTATTATAAACAGCATTGCAAGCATTAAGACAGCCCAAATTTAAGGTATTTTCACAACAATTACAACAAGGCATATATTTAAAGTTTAATTTTTTCTAAAAAAGGGGGTATTGATTCCAACCCCCTAACTAATTGCCTAAGGTAGCGAAACTTGGCGGCATAGTGAATCTTTATAAAATTAAAATACTATTACTTAATGCGCTTGTTGAACCTGCTATGTTAGTAGCTGTTACAACGCATGTTATTTTTTTCCCTAAATCTTCTAATACTGTTAAATATTGACTATTTGTTTGACCTATAATGTCAATTCCGTTTCTTTGCCATTGATAAGTGTAAGTAATTGGCAAATCTCCAGTCCAAGTTCCATTGTCAGTAACATCTATTTTAGCATTTACAATATCGTTGCCATTTATTTTAGGCGCTATTGTGTTAACTGGTTTAAATCCTGTAATAGGTAGAGGTGTTGGCTTATTAACTTCACATATCGAAAACGGCTTACATTTTTCAGTAAGGCTAAAATCATATCGTAATTCAAAATCTAAACTAACTATTTGCATAAGGCTTAATAGCGTTTTCGGGTCTTTGCCTGTTTCAGCAGCGTAAACGGTCCACGGTAATACTTCATTACTAACAGGGAACAAACGCGGGTTTACTATTGCGTATTGCCATTGAACACCTTTAAAGTTAGCACCATACAGCGCAAATTTAACGCTATCTAAAAGCATACGAGGGTCAGCGCAAAGATGCCAAAAAACTAATTTAAGTGGAACACGCACATCCAATTCGATACCACAACTTCCGCGCTTAGTATTCGCGGCTTTTCTTGTTTCCGAAACAATACCATTAACACGGATATAATAGCCCGTTCGCGCGGTGTCTGAGATGCCAACATAGTTTCGTGTGCCGTTTTGCGTAACATTCAAAGTAACAACCTGCCCTGCAGTATCTTTTACCGCTATGCCATTACCGTAAACGTTTACATTTACGGCTGCCATTGCAGTATCAATCTGTTTGATTAGTTCGGTTATTATGTTTTGTGTTACGTACATTATAGTAAATCTATTTCTTCTAAAATTGCTAATAGTTCATTTCGGCCCGCTATTTCACCTAATTCTCGTTCTGTATCTGATACGGCTGCTATTTCTTTTAAAAAACGTTCTTCATTAAATTCCATTATTGCTGCCATTTCATCATTCGTATAAGTAATTGCGCTATTTAATCCGTTTTCAGTTACTTTGATACTCTGAAATAATGAACCGCTAAAATTCAAATCTACCTTGCCCGATTGCCTACCTGTTAAATCTCTTAGTTCTTTATAACCTTGTGTCAAATACTTTGTCTTATGCGGATTGCCATTTTTAAAAACAGTATTGCCATTTTTACCTTTGGGTTTTATGCCGCCTGCAGAAACAGTTGTAAGCGAAAGCGGGTTTATATAAAACGGGTTGACACTATAAGTTCCTATTTGACTACCCGAACTATCTAAGCCTAAAAAAAATATTCTTTGCTTATACTCAGCTATAACTTGAAACGCGGCAGCCTGCGAAATTCTACGGGCCGTGTTGTCATCATTTACAACTTGTGATAGTATTTCTAAGCGTTCGTTTATAGTCATATTTTATCCAGGGAACATTGGGTACATTCTTAATCTTTGTTCACATCTATAACAGAATCGGTCAGCTTCTAACAACTGTATGATATTATCAATTTCGTTATCTAAAGCTTCAATACTTGCGTTTTCCCATTCACCTATTTTAATATTAGCCCATTCGTTACCGTGCGTTTTAATAAGGTTTAAACGATTGTTAGGTGATACCCATTCTTTTAAAATTTGTACGCCAGTTTGGTACAAAATTGCCATGCCTAAACGGTCTAAAAATTGGCATATAATATCTGTATCTACACAATCAACACGAACACACGCGCCTAAATAGCCTTGCGGTTGTGCTGCTATGCCATTCCAACCCGTTACATCTAAAACAGTATCGCCGCATGGCTTGCAGTTTGTCGAAGCATTGCAAGTGTACAGATAAGGCGCTATATTAGTAGTGTCAATTGTAACTAATAGTAAATCTTCTTTAAAATACTTTTTAATAAATACGTGCATTTCCGTATCTGCAAAAACAGTAACAGCCTGACTAAATAATATGTTGCCTGCATAATCTGTAACGTAAATTGTTGTATTACCGTTGTTAGTTGTCTTAAATTTGACTGTATCAATATATATGCGGCTTTGAGGGCTATCTATCCATTTCTTAGAAATCTTGATGCCACGGTTAAATGCTAATGGCGCAACGCTTGTAGTTGATACGCTACAAACAGCATATTTAGAACCTATACTATTTAGTTTAATACCACGCGCATTTAAAACAGCTTTCAAACGTTTTTCAACTACATCAGCTGCAAAATACATTTTTTCCTGTACGGTCAACGTAGCAGAAATAAGCGCTTCCGAACTAACAGCCGCGACGTTATTTATAGTTAAACCTTCTAAGTTTTCTAAATAATAACCGCTGGTAGGTACTGTGCCATCAGCATAACAGCCATTAAGACTTATTATGTAGTTTTCTAAGCAAGTAGGTGTGTTAAGATTCAGCATCAGTTTGTTTTTTACGACCGCGTTTTTTTGGCTTTTCGTTTTCGGTTATTTCTTCGGCTTCAACGGTTTCATAGGTTTCGATGGTTTCGGCTTGTTCGTATTGTTGTACATTTTCTTGTTTTTGTATTACAGATAATAGCCCTTCAGAATAATAAATATCCTTTGGAAAATCATTTTGTTTTACAGCCTTTTCTACAGCCTTGTTAATATTTTCGCTGCCTATTGTTTTCTTTTGTCTTGTATAGTCGAATAGATAAACAACATCTTCATTATCGGTACGCTGTACGTTTATAGCGCCGTAATATTTGCGAATTATTGTTAGTGCTTGTGCTATTTTTTTTGAATAGTTTACCATGTGTTTATATTTTAAAAAGGGGCGGTTTCCCGCCCCTGAATCATTAAAACTAAATTGTACCGTTATAAGTGTCGTTACATGCAACGCTATCAGTAATGATAAGCTGTGCAGCGCCTGTATTAGCACTTGTAGTGTAGAAATTGCTATAAGTTCCAAATACATTGGTTTCACCTAAAATTTGACCAGTAGGTGCACCATCAAAAGAATTTGAATCTAATACCCAATCAAGGTCAGTAAGCGTTGCACCTGTTGAAGCAGTTGAAGCGCTGTAAACATTGTACAGAGTTTCAGTTGAAACAGTAAGGGCAACATCAGCACCTGTAGCAGAAACAATAACTACCGAAGTTACAGCTGAAGTAGTGAAGACGTTAATAATTAAACCTGTACCATCCCAACCACCTGCAACTGTGTAAACATAACCAGCGGCAGCTAAAGCAACTTGAACGGCAGCAAGGTAAGCATTAGCACCCGCTTCAGTTCCTGTGTCAAATGTACCACCTACAGAAATAGGTAGGCCGTTGATTTGAATTGCAACAGCATCAGCTACATCTATTTCTTCACCAAAGAAAAGTTCACCTGTAACTGATTTTTTGTAGAACAAAGCGTTACAAGCAACTACGCATTCATCAGCAGATTCGCAGAATTGAGCATCAGTAGCAGCAGGCGCACCAACAAAACCACATGCAGGTTCGATATCACAATATCCTGTATCAGCACAAACTACTTCATATTTAAATACATCAAGTACGCCATCAAACAAACAGTCTTGTTGCGCCCAACATTTAGGCATACCAATAACAGCCCAGTTAGTAGCAAACTGAATGTAAAGTTCAATTTCTTCATTACATTTTAAGTAAGACATTACAACATCATGCTCAATACCTAACCATGGGTCTACAACAGTAGTACGCATTTGATCTTCAAAGTCGTATGTGAATTGACCTTTATTTTTTGCGTATGTGATAAGTTGAAGCGCTCCCGGTGCCATTGCGATAATGTCGTTAGGGTTACCAAACGCAGCGCCTAAGTTAGTATCGTAGAAAATTGAACGGGTAATTTCAAGTAATGAAGCATCAAAACCAGCATCGTTTCCGCTTGCAATTTGGCGTGCTTTACGGTATTGGTCAAGTAAAGTACCACCTACCAAAATAAGCTGTTGTTCAATTTCGGCTTGTTTGCGGTCGCTATCTAAAATAGATTCACCTACAGGGTTAATACCCAAACCACTTGAAAGGAACAAAGGCAAAGATTTAGAAGTTACAGCAGGATCAGCGCAATCGCATTTAACAAAGTTACCAACAAAACCGCCATTTGCTATAATTGTAGAAACTTCTTTACCAAGTCTGTTAATGTGATTTCTTAGAACTTCATTTACATAGCTGTTTTGATAATCAGCGCGGTTTTCTTTAATACAACGAATCAGTTCATCGTCAATTTTAATTTTCTGAGAAACCGTTTTGTTAGTAATTTCAACTTCATCATACAAAGGCTTTACTATATCGCCATCAGTTGGGCAATATTCAAGGCTTGTATTAGTAGATTCGGCCAAACGTGGAAAAAAACGGCGGGTTACTTTGTACACTTTACCGTTGCCTTGTTCTACTGCTTGAACGTTACCGAGTTTAACTTGTGATGCTGATTTGTTTGCAGCACTAACAAGCAATTGTAAAAGGCCGATATTTGGTGAAGGCATAGAGCGCATACCGTTGTTATTATTCAACGATATGTCTATGATTTTCCACGCATCAGCGAGTTTTATAGTTGACATTTAAAGAATATTAAATTTTAAAAAAATGTTTTTTGATTGGCATTTTCCACGCTGCCGTGCGTACTGTTTTTTTTCTGTACCGTAGTACCTATTTTTGTGAGAGGTCGTTACTGCAAAGATAAGATTTTTAAAATAAATAATTTTATAATTTTTTTAATATTATTTTTCATACTAAAAAAAACATCCCAGAAGAACTGCCCTTAAATCAAAAGAATTGCACTGGTACGCATTATAAGCGCTGCAACTACTGTTAAATCAAATTATTATCTTGTAGATATTTTAAACGCGCTGGGTGTATGCCGCCTTTTGTTTTTTCATCTATTTCAAATGATTTCGATTGGCCGCCGTTACTTTGTTTTTCAAAATTGTATTCAGATGCAATAATTTCAAATAGCGTTTCATACTTTAGGTTTTCCGTTGGCTTAGATGGGTGCTTTACACGGTTTCCATCTTTGTTAACCCAAATGTTAGAATCGATATCAATTTCAAAATCAAAACCACGTTCACGTATTTCTGCTTCTAAGATAGCGCGCATTTCTTTAGGCATTAAACGTGCATTTTTTACGGATTCAACTAATGAGCCGCGAACCTTATCTATTTGCTGATTCTTAATGTAGCTTTGAAATTTGCCCTGTTCTTCTTTAATAGCTTGTTGCATTAGCATTTCTTTTTCAGTTAGTTTTGCGTTGGCTAATTCTAACTGTTGCGTCAATTGCTGCAACTTTTGCGCATCGGCTGAAGTGTATTCTGATTTAAGTTTTTCCAACGTTTCTAATTGGCTATTCTTTAAATCAGATACAATAGTTTTAAACCTATCTTTTTTATCAATTGCTTCATATTTCTTTAAATCAATCGCAAAAGCATCGGCAATCTGTTTTTCTGTTTTCGCGTATGCAGCGCCAAATAGTTCCGCGCTTTTAGCTTCTTCAATTTGTTTGCCTAAACGTTCTTGTACCGTGCGTTCAAGTTTAGATACATAACCTGTTACAGCTTCATCTAATGTAATTTCGTTAGCTTCTAATTTTAAAATTAGTTCGGGTTCAATACCCAATTTTTCTACAAATTTGTCTAGCATTTTCATGTGTGTTTAATCTTTAAAAAATAATTTGGTAAATTCATCAAATGATATGGCTAACGGTAATTCAAAACCGCTTTTTAAAATAACCTTTGTAAATGTTTCGCCATCCTCCCATTCTGTTTTATAGAACGTTGCAACTTCATCTAAGTCAATATAGCAATAATCTTCAAGCTGTACAACTTTGTCGCTATTTGAATTAGCGTTTATATGTTCATCAATTTGCTTTCTAATTTTTGCCGCTGCTTTGTAGTCTTCGCATTTTACAGCATCTTCAAAATCGCTTTGCAGTTCCTCAAGTGTTAAGGGTTGTTCATTGTATTCTAATTGAATAACAAACTTATACCAACGTGCCATATTATTTACGTTTATTTGCACAGCCGCAGCCGCGTTTTGGGGTTACAGTTCTTTGAATCGGTTGCGCGGGTTCGGCTACATGAATAGTGCCTAAGTAATTATAGTTACCTGTTTGCTGTTCCGCGTACCATTGCGAAGGGGTAAATTGGTATTCAGTACCATTTGTTTTATGCTTTGCTTTTATAACTAACATTCTATTATAGTAAAGTTTATTAACTGATTAGGCTGAAAAATTTTGATAGCTTCAAACCAACGTACATCGGGAACTACTAAACAACCAGCGGACCAAGTATCTACTGCATGGCCTATGCCGCCACGGTGAAAGTTGATGCCGTACCAACCTTTTGTCTTAACTGCCTTGTCAAGCTTTCGGTCTTTGTTTCCATCACGGTAAATCTCAATCGCACCCGATTGATAAAAATATGGAGCATTTAACCAAAGGTGTTTCCAATCAGCTGAGGTTACAAATTTATGTGATGCTATTACTTGTTGTTCGCAAGCTACTGCACTACCTGTAATGCCGCCAACGGTCAACGGGTTAAATATGTAATAATCTCCAGGCGTTGTGCTGCATGGTAAAATCATATCGGCCACGCGGTTATTAAATCTAACAACGTAATCGGCAAACTTATTATCAAATGTTTGGTCGGTTCTAATCCAAACAAGATCGGTAACAGGTTTAACCCAACCGCGAATATTCATTTCGGTGTTAATCCATTGTTTTGCACCGCCTAATGTCAGCGGTCCGACTATGCCGTCAATGGCTCCCGTATAATATCCTCTGTCTTTAAGTAGTTTTTGAAAGTTTTTCATGTGTTAATCTTTTTTATAATTAGCGGACCTAACAGGATAAGCGATGTGCCTACAATTAAAACCGCCGCGATTTTGACAAAAATTTTCGGGCGTTGTATTTGGTATCATACCCGTACCGTTATCTTCAGCCCAATCTATTTCATTTTCTAAATCTTCAAATAATATTAACCCTAATTTTCCGTTTTTTGTTTCTTGCACCCATCTTTCACACTGCGCGCGGCTATCTTTAACAATACTGCCAACATATAACAACGCATCCATTTTATATACTTTGCGGACCGCTTCATTTACCACGCCATCATATTGCAGTAAAGCATCGCGTGAAGCTTGCAAGCTAATGCTTTTTAAAACACCTTGGCGCGCTTCGGTAGTACTTAGTTGACCAGCAATAGATGTAACCACATCCGTAAGGCTACTACCTTGGTTAACGGCTACTAATAATTCCTGCTTAAGTGGGTTTATTAGTGTTGTTGTTAAACCTTGACCTTGCATAGCCGCAACTACATTATTTACCGCCCACCGTTTAAAAGGATTTAAAAAACTTTTTGTAATATCTAAACCGTTTAGTTCGCTTTGTATTGTTTGTTGTTCGGCGGATAATGTATCGAAATTAGATAAAAAACCGCTTACCATGTCATTATATCCCGACTGAATTAGATAGCGTTCTATTGCACGTTTAAATGTACTAAGGCGGCTAATGTTTTCCTTTGAACGAACTAAATTACCCGAACTTGTTCTAAACTTTTCAATCCACGCAAGAACATCTTTTACAAATTTAGGTTCTACTTTGTCGTACCTTTTTTGTAAAATTTCTATTGCTTTGTCGTTAATTCTTTCAGGTGCGTTTAGGTCCATTATTCTTCTTCAGTATTATTAAACTGATTCATATCTATTTCTGGTACTTGAACACTTGCAACCGCATCAAACCTTGGCGCTAACTTAGCATCAATAGCATTCTTAATAGTAGTGTAATCGCTACCCATAATATCAAAGCCTTCATCATAGTAAAGTTCGGTAACAGCATCAAAAACGAACTGAGCGCTAATTGCATCCTTTTCAGTTATTTGGCCGCTTGCTAAAAGCTGTACGCGTTCTTCAACTGTATAAAGATAAGCGCTATTATACATGGCGCAAATGGTTGCTATTTGGCGTGCAACAGCATCGGCATTATATCGGCGGTCAACATAACTAATATAAGATTCGTAACGGATGGCAGTTGGTAAGCCTTTTTGTGATAATGCAAATTCGGCCATTAGTTCCGTTTCTGTTTTTAGGTCAAACGAAATCGGCGCATTTACCATTATCGGGCTTTCAGTATCCATAAACACAATAGCCTGAATAATTTTTAACACATCCTTATAACGCGCATAAACATCATCGCTAATTTTACCTACTTCAATATATTCGGGTTCGCGGTCCATTTCTTTAGCAACACCGCTTTGTGCCGACTTTAAAGAACGGTTTATGTTTAACACTTGTTCGGCCTTATCCAATGAATATATTGCTACCTTGTTAGTTTCTTGAATAGTACTTACATCGGGGCTATAATATCTAATCGGTTCAACTTGTTGTTTATCATTATCGCCAAACTTAGAAGTAGTTGGGTTTAGGTTATATGCTGCAAGCGGCGTTATGCTTAATGTTTTGCCATGCCCTAAACAAGTTTTACAAGTTATGCTGGTGTCATAATCATTAGGGTCAGGAACGCGGCCGACACCATTACAACTGTTACAGTCAACGCCTTCAACAAATTTAATAGGAAAGCATGTCGCAAGCATAACCGATTTATGCTGATTATCAAATATAGCAGCATCGTTAAGATAAGGTATTGCAGGGCTAAAATCAGACTTGTAAATTTTAAACGTATTGCCATAAGAATCATATTTAGGAACAACGCGACCACCTAAGGTAACACAAGGCATAATACCGCTATTGTGTTCATAGATAACCTCAAACATTGTTTTATCACCATACGCGCGAGCCTGTGCGTAAAACATATCAGTTACGATGTGATAATACAAAGGGTTTTCAATACCTAAGGTAGCATATTTATTTTTGCTTATACCTTTATATATTAGTAGTCTGTATTCGGGATCATTAAAAACAATCCTATCAGACTGAATTACTTTCATGTTAATTTTAACGCGTACGTTATCTGTTTCAATCCCTTCGCCTTCGGGCTGAATCAAAAGAACGGCGTTAGGGTCCAATACGCGGTTCGGAATAAATACAGAAAATATATAATTTTGTAAATTATAATCGCCAAACTTTGCATTTTCGGCAAATTCTTTCATATCTGTATTTTCAAAACGTACTGAGTGTTTAGCAGAACTTAGTAGTCTATTCAATTCAGTTATTGCCTTAACCAATGGCGATTCTGTTTTTGGCTGATACGTATTTTTTCTGTATGCTAATATCTGTTCATCCTCATTTGGGAATGCCTTATCTAACGCGGGCGGCACTTCACCATAAAAGTGAGGTTTGATACTTTCATAAATACGTTTCCAATCTGCCCTAAATGGGTGAACGGGTGGATTTAGTATCGTAGCATTTACAGAATCTAAAAACTGATAAAACTGTTCTAAGTTCATTCTATTTGATTTTAAATAGGGCGGCTAAATTTAATAACCGCCCTTAAAACTATCTAACTAAGGAGTAACAGTAATAACAAGTGAACCAGTAACACCTGAAGCGTCATTAGCCGTAGCAATTACAGTAACAGTACCAGCGTTCGTAGCAGTAAGCAAACCGCCTACGCTAATAGTTGCAGTTCCCGAACCGTTAACAACAGACCATGTAACAGTAGAATCAGTAGCGTTCAATGGCAAGATAGTTGCAAGCATTTGCAACGTAGCACCATCTGCAACAGTAGTAGCACCCGCAAAACCTGTAACAACAATTGAAGTAACCCAACAAACGTTGTAAGGCAATGTTAACAAGAAGTCTAAAGACAATTGGCTAAATGTACCTAACTGTTCGTTGTATCTGAATTCAAGTGTCCAAAACGCATCATCTTCATCAGTTTCTGCAATCTGATAAAAGGGGCGAACAGTTACATTTGAATACCAACCTAAAAAACGGCCATCGCAAGTTACAAAACCAAATTCATAACCAGCAGCTTTAGAAGGGTTAGAAAGGAAGTTATAAAGTGCATCAATAGTAAATGTAAGATCGTTTTCAGCATCGGTAAGAGAAACAACACGCGACTGTTTTACTACCTCCTCTTGTCCGCAGCTACCGCGTTTTTTAGTAGTAAATTCAGGCGCCGGCAAACCACCACTAATACGGCTACCATTTACGCGACCGAATACGTCTTTGTTTGCTATTGCAGTTTCCCATTCAGTAGAATCTGTAATATCGTCAAATTCGTAATTACATTTTTTTGCAAACCAACCAGCAATACCACCAGAATAAACGGTTGAATCGCAAGGGTCACAAAGATAGTTAGGGGAATTATCCTCGTCTATGCAAGGCGGGCAAACGCCAAACGCGCCCAAAAACCCATTGATAAAAGAAATATTCATGTTTTTTGTTTTTAAATATTTGTAAATGAATTACGACCTCATCGACACTGCTTGTTATCTAATCGACATCTTTTGTCAAATGTCAAATCTAACAAAAACATTCGGTTATCTTCAGGCTTAGAATCATATCTAAAGTTTTGATATTGCACCGCATCTACAGTTACGTAATTGCCTCTCACAGCTTGTTGTAGTAACTTAATGTAAAACGGTGGAACAGCGCCCGAAATAATACCGTAATTTTCTGTTATATCTTTACTAATAACTACATTTCTATCATTTTCAGAGATTGCTTCAGTATCGCCAAAGAACTCAACAGTTCCAAAAATGCGAAGCGAATTATAAAATGGCGTATTATTAGAACCTAAATAGTTACTCAAAGTTCCATAAAAATTACCGTTGCAATCATAATTTGCGTATGTACTATAAATTAACGAAGTGTCATTTAAGTTTCCACAGCCTTCAACTTCTTTATAGTATTCAGACCAAAGAACTTTATCTGTTTCAGGTTCTAAAGTTATCTGATTTATTTTAAAATATTCAATTCTTAATCTAAAGCAATCCAAATCAGCAGGGAATAAACCAGTATTTACAAACCACGTTTGAATGCTACCCGTTGCAAGGCTTTGCCCTACATGGTAACTATCTGAAAACACATCAATATATTTACTAATTTCATTGCCGCAACAATCGTATAAACTAACTTGCACATAATGCGTTGCGCTTGTAGTAGTTTGAAATCCTGCTACCAAAACATCATTAGGCTGATTATATAAATCAGTAACTTGCGTTTGAAACGGTATAATATCGCCCTCAACATAAGGAATATAAAACGGTAAATCAGAACCGCAAAGATTACAGTTCCACGCATTACTAAAGTCTTGCATTAAATTACCAGGCAAAATAGGACAGGCATACCGAATCGGTACGGGCTGCCTAAAAGAATAAGTCCTACTAATTTCGGGCGTGTATGTAATCGGATAGTTTAGTAACATATATTTGCAAAGATACAAATAAAAATTAAAATAAAATATTTTTATCCTAAATCGCTACATTTATACGTATTATCAAAAGTAACAATAGGTATTAAACTTGGCGCGGGTATCGGAACAGGTATTACAATTTCATGTCTAACTGTGTGTGCTCCTGTGCCTGGGTCAAAATCAGCATCGACTATAAACCTATAATAAGCTATCGGTATTGTATCGCTAATTTTTATTGCAGTAACAATATTTCCCGTGTAACTTAAAATCCCTACGGGGTTATTTGCATTATCTACAAAGTTATTTTGAACTATTGTTAAACCACCTACATAATCGGGGTGCGCTAATATTTCAGCTATAACCGCAGTAGGATTGCCTGTAATGGTCCACAACGGCAAAACGCCAACAACGCGGTAAGTAGATGTACTTGTTAATGCAACTAAGCCAATAGGGCAATAATCGGGTATTTGCTGATATGCAATACCTGTAACCCAATAACGCTGACCTTGCGTTAATTGCTGTACGTTTATTTTAAATATAGCAAAATCATTAACATCAAATGAAGCAGCCACATCGTCAAGTTTTCCACTAACTAACTGTTGCATTTGAATAGTTATTGGTGCCCAACTTGATTCTTCTTCAATTGCATTATTATTCGTATCGCCTAATTCGTTAGCTGGGTATATAGTAGCTATGAAATTAACTGAACCCGAAAGCGCGGGGTCTTTTTCTACTTCAGCTATTATTTGGTCGGCATCACAAATATCAATTATTTCGGTTTTAATACCTAAGATATAATCTTCTAAATTGTAAAAGCGAATGGCTAATAAGTTAGGGCTAATTGCATCGTTTTCAAAAACATCTACATCTAATTTTTGAACAAAGTCTATTTGTGTAAATTGTGTTATGCCGTTTACCGATGTCGGCTGATTCATGCTAACTGTCCATGTAATCTCAGTTAACGTTCCCGCGTACTCTTCAGCTATTCTAAAGATGCAATCTAAAACAAGGTCGTTAACTGTATTTGTTATTATTGTCATATCGGCCGTGACAATTGGCGGCGCTGCGGGTATAAATCCTTGTACTTGGTTAACAACGCCTGGCACATTTGTAAGCCTACAGATAATGCCAGCAACACTACCATCGAAAGTGCCTGTTAAGCCTAAAGCAGTTAAAGCTGTTGCATAGCTTAGCTTATCAATATTTAAACGCACTTTAACTCTTTGGTGCGGTGCTATTGTTAATTCGTTACCGCTGTATTCTGTATTGTAAGTGCTAATATAACCCGTTAGTGTTGGTATTGCAGGCGCTGTATAGGTAGCAGTTAATATAGGGCTTAGATGCGAAGTTACATATTTAGGATTTGCCGCGTCATGAATATTTACTACTATATAATATTGGCCGTTTATTTGTAGCTGTGTTCCATCTATTACGAATTGAACTTCAATGTCATCGGCTACGGGTACATTTTCAAACCAATCTGAAGGAGAATAAATAGCGCCGTTTAATTGACCGCTGGTAGTTGTAGCCTGTGGTATTACAGCATCAGATAGGCTTAAATCAACAACAAAGTTACCGGCGTTTGTAGTGTTATCAAACCTAAATAATAAAATGCGGACATCTGATATAGGGTAATTATTAACAGAACCGTTATAAGCTGCGCCCCTTAATAAAATACGAACTGTATTTGCTTCGCCTACTGCTAACTGATTATTAGCAATGGTAAATATTGAGTTTGGTATTGTTGTTTGATTAGGTTGCGCCGCCGTTGCCGTTGCATCAGTAAGTAATTGTAGGCCCGCGGCTATTTGTGATGCTGAACTAATTTCAAGTTCACGTATGTAACGCATCAATAAGCTATACCCTAAATAGTCCGAATTATACCAACGTGCTTCAACAGGTAGATTTAAGAAATTGCCACCAGCAGGTGTAGTAGGTATGGCCGAAAATCCCGATGGGTCAAATACGCGTGTAGCAATACCGAAGTTTTTAGCAGCATTATAAATGCTTTGAAACTGATTATTCGGCACGCTTAAAATAGATGTCAAAAACCTATTTACATTAGTATTACTTGAATAGCCAAATATAAAGTTATTAGTGTCATTAGTAATGTAAAATTCAAAAACAACGGTTGCTACATCATGAGGCGCGGCATTATTCGACATTTCGCAATAGATGTTATCTAAAGCAGGATTAGTAACATTTAATACAGCTTGTTGTGGCGTAGTGCTTAACGGGTTTAGTGTTTGATATCCAAAATCAAATGCGTTTGTTCGATTAAACAAAACAAATAAACCGGGATTAAACCTAAGGAACTTATTTATAAAACTATTAGAGCCACTACTTGTAATAGTAAGTGTTAAACGTATCTTATTTCCAATTGCAAACCCTTCGATAGGCACGGCAGGTATAGTTGAAGCAGTAAACGTATCTATGTTATATAATACAGTTCCGCTGCTATCAATGCAATCTAATTGTATATCATCGTAAGTATAAGACATTAAATCAAACCGTTTATAGTTAATGAATTATTATTTGTATCGTAAGTTATCTCAGTTATTTGCACTTGACCTTGCGAAGTTGTTACATATTTATCAATATCTAAACTTGTTAATAGATAACAATCGGCAGTTACCGAAATGGTAACTTTACGTGTTTTTACCGATGTTAAACGCGGGTCGTCAATGTATAGTAGGCGTTGGTATGCTGTGTCGTATTGTTGGTTAGCTGAAACTACCAATGGGTTTTCTCTTACATGCCATTTGTAATTGTAAATTCTTAAATTATTTGAATCTAATAAAATATCAGTAATACCTATTCCGCGTCTTATAATATTATTTCCTGTAATCACTTCACCTATAACCCTTTCTAAGTTTAATAATTTAGGAAATGCAGTAACACCTTTTTCTAATAACATCGCTATGTCATTGTAATCATTATTTACAAATGGATAAAACGCTACATAAAACGGTTTATCAATTGGGTTAGTATCTGGTCTATTGGCATCAAATCTAAATTGTGCTGCAGAATATTGAAAGTTTTTACTAAATAATCCTGTTTGTTGTGGATTGCCAATAGAATTCCAATCTATAACACGGTCAACCCATTTACCTCTAACTTCATCACCACTATTATCAACACCATCTTTTGCATATTGATATTCAGCATAACTTGCAGGGCGCTCACCTAATGATTCATAACAAATAGATAATAGTTGATCATTTTGCAAGTTATCAGTATTAAACCATTCAACACCTAAAAAATAATCTTTGCGCTCAATTTGTAAAACACCATTAACAACGCGCCAATTAATATTAAATTCTTTTAGTGCATCTAAGAATTGAATACCGTTTAAGTTTGGTTGATTGTCAAAATAAGCAGCTAATCCAAATGTTTCCCATGGATCTGCTTTTGTACCAGGCACGTAGTTAATATCTAATCTAACAGTATTGTGATAATAACCACCTGCATCAAATAAACTTGATTGATAGCCAATACTGCATATTTTACAAAGGTTTTTAAATTGACTATCTAAATATGGCGCTAAGTGTCTTCGCCCACAACCTACAATAAAATTAGATAAGTTTTCAAAAACATTTTCATTTATGTTACTAATTAAATTATATAATTGTATAATAAGTAAAATAGGAGTTAATGAAATAAAAATAAATATACCTATAATCATTATTGCTTCTTGCGTTGAACTTGGTTTTAGGTCATTACAATAATATATCCAAGGTGCTACCCGAAATTCATCAAATCCCCTTGTAGTAATATTTAAAGTTTCATGATTTCTACTCCATGGAAAATGCTCTTTCAAACATCTAATAGCTTCAGCATCCTGACTATTATCGACCACCGTAACTTGCGCCTCACATGTCGGGAACGTACACCATCGAACCGAACCGCCTTCAATCTTTCCCGTAAATAATAAGCGGTCCGAACCATCGGGGTTAGTGCAGCATGTATCGTAAATTAAAACCTGTATAGCTGCTATATTTGCATTTGGCGCGTTTATTATTTGCTGCCTTACATATTCGTAAGTATCACCAACAACAGTTAATTCAGGAGCAAAAGAAAATGCAGAATCACCCGTTTCATCTTTGCGGCGAAAAACAAAACTTGCTTGTTCAGTACCATTGAAATTATCAAGGTCTTGAGGTATGCCATCGAAAAATATTAGTAAACCGTTCATTTAAGTATTGAATATGTTAACAATCCAAAAGATACAGTTATAAACGCGTAAGTTGTTATTTTCCACACTTTTTTAATACGTGTTTGTTTCTTCAGCTGCTTTTTATAGTCATTGCATATTATTACATCGCGTTCATGGCTTTTGATTACAGCTTCTTTTAATAGCAGCATGTCACTTTGTGTTTGGTGCTGTACTTTCATTGCTAATATTACCGATTCTGCATTATATAGCAACGCATCGCATTCAACAGCCCTATTAACACTTTCGCCGTATGCAATTTTATAGGCATCCAAACTATCAAAACGCATTGCGATAAACTCAGCATATTCGCGTGTAATCAAAAAACCGTTACCTACCTTTGTAATTTGACAAGATGCGGCCAATGAGCAAAGTGTCAGAAATATTATCGTAATTAGTATTCGGTATTTCAATAATCTTAATTTTGTGTAAATCATATCTAAATAGTTTTATTTGTTTGTCTAATGTAGTTTGCATCGTATCTATATGAGCTTGTATGCTATCTGATTTTATCACAAATTTAGCATATATTTGTGACAAACTATCGCGGGTTCGCTGTTCGTTTTTCTGTATTTGTTTGAGTAGCTTAGTGCTATTATCTATTGTGATGTATAGCAGTACAGATACTAACAAAATTACAACGGCTATTAGATATTTCATAATGTTTAATTATTTGTACAAAAGCATATCATTTTGACCAATTACGTGAAAAGTTTTTACGCGCCTGTCTTTGTTCTACAATCTTAAATATACCGTTGGCATTCGCACTAACTGTAGTTTTTGGCATGTACTTAGGCAGTTCCGTTAAAACATTTTCGATACGTTCCAATCTGTTTTCAAGTCCGCCGTATGTTTGGGCCACGTTTACAAATATAGATTTTTGGCCTAACTCTCCACTTAATGAAACATTATTACCGAACGCACCTAAAGCGTTTTTAATACCGCCTTGCTGATATGCTTTAGAAAATGTATTAAGTATATCCGCTGGGATTCTGTTATTATGTACGGCAGTTAGCACATCCCAATACTTATCGTTTGTATCGGTTGTAATTACGCGTTCGCCCTCGTTAAGCATTGCAGGTATTGTATCGCGGCCCGCTTTATTATTGCCGCGTTCAAGATATTCAACACCATGAAAAAACGCGCTACTTGAAACGGCACGCGCTTGGGCTAAACCAGCAATAAGTGAAGCTATAGTTAATGCAACAGTTATAGCGGATGCAAATCCACCACCTTCAGCCACCGCCTTTGATACTGCAATTGCAGCGTTAATTGCTATTTGAATTTGCGCTAAATTCTTTTCACGTTCAACAGCCCGAGCTCGTTCAGCTTCTAATTTTTCTAAACGTTCCTTTTCAATTTCTAATTGGCGCGCGTTAAAGTCTTCGCTATTGCTACGTATTTCATCCAACGCTGATTTGCTTTTGTCAATGGCTTTATCAAGTCCGCTAATATAGGCTTGTACCTGTGCGTTAAGAACCGAAAAAATAGAATCTGAAACACCTGTAATAACTTGGCCTATTTGTTCAATAAGGTTTTTAGGATCGGGCGGTTCAATGCCATCTTCAGTAAGTTTGCCTAACTCAACTAATTTAGTTTCTAATTCAGATATTTGCTTATCAAAGTCAGATAATAAATTAGTATCACCAGTTGAAACTGCCAATGCTCTTAACTGATTTAAAAGCGTTATTTGTGCGTTTAATATTTTTTTATTAGTATCTTTTTCAAGTTCTAAACGGCGCTTATCATATATTTTGTTAATCTTTTCTTGTTCTTTAGCATTACCTGTAGCCGCTTGCAATAATGCGTTACGTTCTTGCTCTAATTCCGTTAGCTGGTTGTTTAGTTGAGTTTGTATATTATTTTGCTGATTAGTTGACTGCGCACTATAAAAGTTTTCATATAAACCGAAACGTTTTTTTAATCCTTGTTTTACAAATGTATCTATTTGCTTTTCGTTCATACCTAATTCTGTAGCATACCTTGTATATAAATCTTTTAGCACATCGTAGTATTGCATTTCTGCATCAATACGTTCTTGGCTGCTTTCTTGCGTATCTTGAATTTGTAAATTTAAAAGCGCTTCAGTTTCATCAATTTGTGTTTTGATTTTCTCAATACGTTCTTTTTCTTTTTCCTCTAATGAATTAAAATAGTCTAAGTTTATTTTTTTGCGTTTTAATATATTGTCTTGAATCATTAAAGTAATTTCAGCTTCACTATCGCCAAAACCTTTTTGATTCTGTATTCTAAATCCTTCGATAACATCAATATATTTTAATTCGGCCCTTACGCGCGCTTCAGTACCTTCTTCAGTCAAACCGATTTCAATTTTTAAAGCATTTTCAAGGTTGGTTAGTTCATCTTGCAATAGTTTTGCTTTTTCATCGGTAGCATTTCTGTTTGCTTGGGTTATTGTTCTCGGTGTTTTTGGTGTTCTCGGTGTTTTTGGTGTTGTTGGTACTTGAGTTAAACCTAATGATTTTTCAAGGTCTTTTGCTGATTCGTTTATTTTTTTAACTTCTTCTTTGTAAGCTTTATCAATATTTTGTAAATTCTTTTTTGCTGCTTTAAAATTACTTATTGCGCGTGCTTGGTCATCGTTTGTTGGTCTTGAAAACTCTTCTTCACCATCTTTATTTCTCATAAGTATAGCTACATCTGCATCGTCTAAATCTTTTTGTGCCTTTTTTTGCCTTTCTAAACCTGCTATCCTATCTTGTAATAATTTACCTGTAACCGCTTCTAATGCGTTTGTTTTAGCTTGGGTTACAGATTTTCTTATCAATGCGTTATTGATTAAATCATAAGCCGCTGCAATTTCTTCAGCTGTATTTGCTTCAGTTAATAAGTTCGGCAAATAATCACCGTACTGGTCATTTACTTGTTTAATAATTGCGCTACGTTCTTCACCTTTAATGTTTGCATCATTGAGCGAACCAAACAATTCATCTAATGCTACTTTTTCTTTTGCATAACCTTGAACAGCAGATTCAGCCGCTTCATTGAATGCTTTTTGCGCAGTTGTTGCACCAAAAATATAACTAATAACTGTAGGTAATGCAGTAAGCAATAAACCAAACGGATTTAAACCGCCTAACAATCTAAATACATTGCCCAACATCATGCCAGCGCGGCGTAAACCATTTATATTACGCGCGCCTTGCAGTAACGAACCCGCAAACCCGCGTTGCTGTGTTGCCGCCTGACCTGTACTAACTGCTATCTGTTTATTTGTAGCATCCAACTGCTTACCAACAGCTACACCAGCTTTTGATTCAGCGTTAACGGCTTTTTGTGTTTTAACTAAAGTATCACGTTTCTGATTTAACTGTTCCACTCCATTAGCCTCGGTTCCTAACACGCTAACTAAATTCGCCTGTGCTGATTCTAATTCATCTGCAACATCAACGCCTTCAGCCATGGCGTTGTTTAGTTCGTCAATACTTTGTATTGCTGAATTGATTTCAGTTTGAAACTGTGAACCGTTAAATTCTAAACTATAAACGTCTTTAATTTCTGCCATTGTTTATTTTTTTATTAGCTTGTTCGGCTCTATCGTTATCTTTTAGTATTTGTTCTAATGCTGAATAATAATCGCGTATAACCCAAAATCTAACATTTGCCATTTGTACAGGGTCGCCCTTAGTTATTATATAATCATTTTCGCGGTTTTGTTCTTTTAGTTTTTGCAGTGCGTGTTGATATGTTTGCGGTTTTCTTTTAGGTTTTACGTTCGGTTCAATTTTGTTTAGCCTTGGATAATTTAATTTTTTAAAGCGCTCGAACCTTTCAAAATTTGTTCTATACTGTTCAAAAAAAAAGCGCGCAGTTCATCATCGTTTTTAATCGCATCCATTTTTCGCTGTTGCGTTTCGCTATTTATAATGTATGGGTTTTCACCATCGATGTAAAAGAAATACAAACCAGCTTCTAATAATAAGTCATCTATCTTTACGTGTTTAAGCCTATAAAGAATATCGTTTAGTTGGTCCTTAGACTTAGTATGAAATTCTTTTAGCTTGTCGCGCGTCATGTTTTGCCATGGCATATCTTCAACCGTTTCTAACATCGAACTTAGCTTTTCAACTACTTCGGTTTTGTTAATGCCAAAATCTATGGCAGTCATCGCTTCCTCAATTCTTTGCGCACGTTCACGCGTCAGGTTTGCCGGGTTTTTCAAAATGTAAAAGTTATTACCAGCGCGGTCTGTAAATACTCTAGTCAATTCTATGCGCTGCTTTGTAGTTTCGGGAATGTAGGTTTTAAGCCACTTCTGGTAATTACTTTCGTTTTGTTCTGCCCTGTTTCTTTTTCTAAAAATCATGTGTATTTAATTTTGTTGTAAAGATAGGTAAAAAAAAGATAAAACATATTATAAAATTTTTATAAAAATATTTACAGTTTTGAAAATAGCTTTTATCTTTGAGCATCGATTTGATGAAACGCTTTAAAAAACTTCTAAACTTATGATTAGGCACATAGATATTAAAGGAAATAACCACCGAAACAAAAAAGGTATACTCCAACAATTTCTAACTGAAGCGCAAAGATATAAACCATTAACGCGTGCAGAAGAACAAATTGCAAATCGCGATACGTTAATAAAACACAATATGTTGTTTGCTGCATCGGTTGCTTTTAGGTACGATAACTCGCAATGCGATATAATGGATTTAGTTTCTGAAGCCATGTTTGGCTTAATCAAAGCGGCCGATAGTTTTAACCCATCGTTTGAAGTAAAGTTTATTAGTTACGCGTTGTTTCAAATACAGCGCTATATCAGAGATTTTATTGGTCTTAATAAAAACTGTGTAAGGTTACCGCATAAGATAAGTCAGGTTAAATATCAATTAGGCAAGTATGAAGAAACCGATAGCCAACTGTTGGCCGAAAAACTAAACATACCAGAAAACATTATTAGGTCCGCGCAAAGCATTAAAGGATTTGTTAGCTTAGACGATACTAATTTTGATGGTGACATAATGTATCAAGTTGCATCAGATGACCAAACAGATAAGCACGTTTTAGAAATTGAAATGCAAGAACTTTATAATGAATTTAAGGAATGTTTAACGGAACGTGAGTATAAGATTTTGCAGCTTAGATACTTTGATACGTTCCCGCAAGATTTAACAAAAGTAGCAGAAAAAATGAATATTTGCCGCGAACGTGTTAGGCAAATAGAAAAAAAAGCGTTTCACAAAATTAGAAGTAAGTATGCAAACGGAATCTAAATGGGTGCGCAAACTAATTTTAAGCGGCCAACCAGATAACATTGAATTAGGTTTAATATTAAACAATTCGTTCAATCTGTTTCCGTTAACGCGTAAGTTTTACCGCAAAAATAAGCGTTTTAAATTTTGGCATACATCCCGTAAATACTCAGTAATAGAATCAGAATCGCGATACTATGCAAAAGTTGCACTATTGAACAACGAACTTAAAACACACCGCTGTTATTTTTGGCTTGACTTTCAAGAACCAAAATTTAAAACGCCTTGGGAACAATGGCAAAAGCATATTACTAACTGTGCTAAATGGCCGTATCAAGGCCCGTTATCTAATTACGGTGCTCATCCTTATACGGCTATGTTCACTAAACCCTAATACATCTTACTGTTAGCAAGGAACTTATCGGCCCAAACATTTACCTGTTCTACGTAAAAATCGCCATTGTCATTTATGTTGACGATGGCGAAACCATTTGCCCATACTTGCCGTTGGAACCTTGGCATGTAGCTAAAACCTTTAGACTTGATATCGAATAAACCGCCAATGTTATAAGCTGCTTTGTTCCCGGCATGATAACATTGAACCCTATGTGTATGGCCAAACATTACAGAATGATGTGTTTTATCTAAGTGCGCTTTTGCTGCATGAATAGAAGTATAAACACCATGTACAATATCTAAGTGTTTGCCCAATGTGAAATAATCAGACTGCCAATCGGTTTTAACTTCCCATCCGCGCTCATGAAGATATAGCGCTTCAGTTGGGTTTATAAGTGCGCCGCCGTATTTAGCATTGTCCTTTTCTTTGATATGCCTAAAGTATCGGTCTTCATGGTTGCCGAATAGAAAATACTTTTTTGAACCTTTGAACGCGCTGTTAATTTCATCTATACCATGTAGCCCATCTATGTATTCATCTTGTAGTGTTAGTCCAGATAAGTTGGCCAATGATTCGTTATTATAGCTGCCTAAGGTGTATAAGTCTAAGTAATCACCAGCTAATACAATGCCGTGTAAATTGGTGCCTAATTCGCTTATAAGCCTTAATAGCTTTTGCCATAGTATTTGATTGTGAAACGGCCTGTGTACATCAGATACCACTAACCAGCGCTGCATCGTTTTGTGCTGATATCGTTTTTCATTTATTAGGTTTTTCCAATATTCTACTTCTGCATTAGAATGTACTTTAATTTTGGGGCGGTAAATCATAGGGGTTATAGTTTAATATCTTGACAAAAAGTATTAAGCAAGTATCTTAGATTATCTAATAAATCCGCTTGCCTTTCTTCGCCTTTGCCCTTTATGATACGGCGGCTGTTATCTGATTTGATACGTAAACAGTCCATACGTAAACCCGGACATTTATCTTCATATATCTGAAAGTCTGGGCACATGCTTATAATAGTATTTGTTTGAACGTATGATTCAGCATGTAACGGGTTGGCTTTAGGAACTACAAAAAACCGCGCGGGTAACTGCAGTTCTTCTTGTATAATTTCATAATAGGTTTTTGATACTCGCTGCCTACCATCGGACCTATCACCGCTCGCATCACCTGTTATCAGTATCGGAATAGTACATGGATAAATAGCAGTATCGGACCAACGCCCTATTTTCTTATTTGTTTCGGTAAATACCCATTCCCTAAACGCTTGGCATGTATCATATATCGAAGCTTCGCCGCGTTCCTCAGAACCTATCTTAAATTCTTTTAGGATATGCACGCCATACTTATAACGTGAACGTGATGCTATATCTGGCGCCAATATGGTTTTTTTCATTACCGCCGCTGTCATGGGTATTTTGTTAAAGTCAAATGAAACGTAAATCTGCTCCGTTTCCCAATTGATTTTCTTTGCAGGCTGAAATACTTTTTGCTGAATGCTTTTATCTTTAAGAACGTAAACCCATGCTTCACCTGAATAGTCAACAAAAACAGATTTATACTCTTGTTCAAACGTTAGGCGGTCAAGGTCGCGGCTTGCATCGGCAACTTCAGCCGGGTCAATAACGGGGTTATCGGTTGTTTCCATTCGAAACGTTATCCAATTATCGCTGCCGTTTTCAGATTGCGGCAAATCAATATCTAAGTAACAGTTACGTTCAACGTTGCCAGCCTTAGCGCCGTTTCTGCATAGTTCGTACCAGTAGTTATCTTTACCTGCAGCCGTACCAATAAAAAACGCATCACCTTTGTAGTCAGTTAAGGTAGGGCGCGCCACGGTTTTCCAATGATATTCTAATATATGGCTTGGTATCTTTTGCGTTTCTTCATAGATAACGCGGTGATATTTACGGCCACGCCCTTTGTCTTTTCGGCCTTCATCACCAATGGACCATACTTCTAAAACGCCGCCGTTCAAAAACTGCATGATCTTAGATGTTTCGTCTTTGTGTTTTATAATGCCGACTTCATTACTTAGCTTATAAGTATCAACTATCTTTGCCCAACTTTGCGCGAAGTCTTTGAAATCATCAACAAATATACCTACAAACTTACCTTCAAATACTGCAGGACTTATAAGGGGTAATGCAACCGATGTTATCAATTCTGTTTTGCCGAAACGCCGCGCACAGACTATACAATTGAAACGGCGCTTATTGTTTAAAATACGCTGTTGCCCTAAATGCGGTCGGTATAGTGTTATGTCAATATTACGCGGCACTACTTATCAGGTGGATACTGAATGTTTATGTTAATGTTTTTATCGTCTTCGGTTGTTTCCTTATGGTTCGCGTTTTTGTACCCATAATTATTAACAAGCGAAAATATAGATACAGCTGCATTGTTCTTACCCGATAACGCACGTTCCATTGTATTAGTCAAAACTTTTGCTTTTGCCTTTTCTATTGTGTCAAAAAAAATCTCATAACCCTCTGCTTTTTCGTAGTTTAGAAGTGTTTGCCTTGTTATGCCTAATACTTCGCAAATACCTTCAACTGTATAAGGTACGGGAACTGTTTTGGTAAACGTTTCGCCATCTTTACTAATAAATTCTTCTTGATTCGAATCGCAACGTCTGAAATAATAATTTATAGCAGATTCTAATTCTTGAGTTGTTTTATATTTTAAATGCCTACCCATTTGTTTGTATTTTTAGTTTTAAAGAACTTTTAATAAGTTTTGATACATATACACCACTTTAATATAAAAATGCCTTAAAACCGCTTTTAAATGCTTTATAGGCTATTATCTATATTATTATTAGTATTATTATTTATATTATTATTATTAAGTGTAACAAGTGTAACATTAATGTAACACATAACTAATTGATTATTATATATTGTTACATTGTTACACTTGTTACACTATATTATACATATATATGAGAGTAAACATAAAAAATACACGCATATACGTGTTGAAGTGGTGTAACAAGTGTAACAGCGTAACAAGCTATGATTATCAGCGTTTTATGCGTTACAATTGGTGTAACATGGTGTTAACAAGTAGTAAGAACGTTTTTAGCAGCAGGCTGCCGTTAGGGCAAAAGTAAAAGTAATATTTGTAAAAGTGAAATTTATTTTATTAAATTTTAAAAAACTAAGCCCCGTAATCGATAGGGGTCTCACATCCTATTTCATACAGGGCTAATAATAATTTTATGATTCTATATTGTGAGACCGAATCAATAGGAAAAATATAACACTTTTATTTTTCTAATTCATCATTAAACGCTGATTTTTTAAGTAACGAGTTGTAATCCATGGTCGTTTTTCTGCTAACATCGCGCCCGAATATTTTACCAAACTTTTCGGCTGCATCTTTAACGGCGTAACTTTCAGCAGCGGGTGCAGCTTTTTGCACGCCATCGGTTTTAACAGCGTTCCAATCGGTAGCACCAGCGCCTTTGTCGGTCTGTATCGGTGCAGCGCCTATACCATCTTGCCACATTGGTTCGCCGCTTATAGGGTTATTTACATGTAAACGGACCGTTACAACTACTGAGTTAGCTACTATTTGTGTTGACCGTATTTCAACGGTCCAATTGCCAAAAATGCGCGTTAAAAGATATTCTATTTTCTCAATAGGAATATATCTATAATCGCGAATCATTGGATGCTGAACTAACCACTTTGCGGGCGGGTCCTGATTCAATAATACAGTTAGCGCGTTTTGCTTTAGGCTGTCTTCATTTTCTACTAATAGTTCTTGAAATGTTGGCAGTTTTGTTAATACTTGCATGGTTTGAAGTTATTTAGCCCATGTAGGCAGTGAAATAATATGTATTTTGTTATCAGTTGTATAGCCGTGAAAATTATTTGATTCCTTGCATTTTTTCAGAGTTTCTATATCGTCTAAATATTCTTTGCGCCCAAGTTCAATAGCATCATTATCTAATTCATAAAGTTCTACATTGAACGGCGCTTCTTTTTCTACTGCTATAAATATAAAGCGTACGGCCTTTGTTAGGTCCATATAGAATGCCGCCTGTACATGATAACGGTAATTGTAGATAGATTTAGAAAATTCGCCTGGTGCTGAATTAGTTGTTGTTTTTAAGTCGATGCAAACGTTGTACTTTGTGTTTAGAAAATCTACTTTGCATTTTGCGTCAAGGTCTGCAATTTTGCCAAATATAGGTAGTTCAGCTTCGCCCTGTTGTAAAAGTAACGCCGCCTTCGGATGTGCTAATACAGCGTTTTTGATGTTTAGGGCTAATTCGTAATCTTTAGCCGAAACAAATAATTCTTTACCTTCAGATTCATCAATAAAAGATTCATAGATAGCTTTACCTTCTTTAGTACGGCGGTCGCATTCTGGCAATACAGCGTAATTATTCTGATCAAATACAACGCTATGAACTAAACTACCTAAAATCATGCTTGATGTTGGCGCTTGTTTTTGACCTATTATATAGGCTTTGTAATGCGCTGGTGACTTATGTACTAAGTCTAAAAGTGACTTGCTAATGAAGTCAGTTTTTTTGTGATACTCTTGGTTTGTCATAAATTTTATAAAAATTTTATTAAATAATATCACAAATTTAAAAAATGTTTTTAATTTTGCAACACATTTAAACAAAAAATTATGAAAACTTTTGAAAAATTATCTCTACGATGCTATATTTTAGGCATTAGCCTTTCGGAATTATGCAGGCGTGCCGAAGTTAATCGGCAAACAGTTAATTACTGGTCTAAGGTCGAACCGCAAACTTTAGTAATGCTTGACAAACTTCAAACCGAATTAACCAAATTAGAATATGAACACAATACAGCTAAGGCCATATCAATCAAAAAGCGTAAGCGACATAAGAGAGAGTTATAAAGGCGGCAACCGTAAAGTATTGTTCGTGTTACCAACAGGCGGCGGTAAAACTGAAACGTTTATATACATGGCTTTAGAATCAATATCAAAAGGTAAACGCGTCTATTTCTTAGTGCATAAAAAAAACTTAGTTAATCAGATAAGCGAACGATGCAAGCGATACGGTTTAAAGCATGGATTTATATCGGGTAACCGACCAAAGCAGTATTATTTACCTGCACAGGTTTGCAGCGTTCAAAGCCTTAAAAATAGATTGAACGAAGTACCAACGCCCGACCTACTGATAATTGATGAAGCCCACCACTCCAACGCGGGAACATGGAAGGACATTTTAGATTATTACGGCGAAAAGGTTTATGTTTTGGGCGTAACTGCTACACCTTGGCGCGGCGATGGTCAAGGACTTGGCGATGTTTTTTCTGATTTAGTTTTAGGTCCGTTACCAGCTGAATTAGTGCAAATGGGTAATTTGGTGATGCCAGAATATTACAATTTTAAACCTTTGGCGGATTTTACAAAGATTAAAAAAGATAGGAAAGGCGAATACAAAGCGGATGATTTATTTAAGGAAATGGACAAACCAGCGATAACAGGCAATGCAGTCGATGAATATAAACGTTTAGCGCCGGGCGAACCAGCTATTTATTCTTGCGTAAATATTAAGCATTCGGAAAATGTATCGGCGGCGTTTAATGCTGCTGGATTTAAGGCAGTTGCGGTACATGGAAACTTAGAAGATTCTGAAATTAAAAAAGCGTTTGATGGTTTAGCTTCGGGTTTAATACATGTATTAACATTTTGTGACCTTATAAGCGAAGGCACAGATATACCAGCTGTTAGCGTTGTTGGCATGCTTCGCCGTACTATGTCGCTATCATTGTACTTACAGATAGTTGGCCGCGGACTTAGACCTATGGAAGGCAAAAACCGCTGTTTAATATTGGATCACGTAGGGAATCAGAAAATGCACGGTCACCCACTTCAAACCAGGGAATGGACATTAGAAGGCATTCAAAAGAAAAAACGCGATACGGAAACATTAGAAGCTGAATACAACAATTGTACAGAATGTTTACGAACTTACGTTAAAACCGAACCTAAGTGCCCATACTGCGGCGCTAAACCTGAAATAAAAATACAACAGGTTGAAGAAGTTGCGGGCGTTGCAGTAAAAGATAATACGACCTTGGATGAATTGCTAAAAGTTAAGAAAAGAGAACAGGCGCAAAGTATAACTTTAGCGGATTTATGGGAACTGAAAAACAAGCGCGGGCACAAAGACAATTGGGCGTTTTATATTTTTGAAAGCCGTATTCTAAAAGAAAATGGCAGCATTGATTGGATAAATAAAAAGTACGGTTTAGATGCTGCTGATAAGAATGATTTAAAACAAGCGGCTAAACGAGCATGGAATAATTTTTTAACACATATTAAACAAAACAAATTATGAATGAGTATTTAGAATTTTTGAATAAAAAAATTGTTATAGCTCAAAACTATGGAACTGACATAGATATTGAAACGCTATCACCTAAATTATTGCCACATCAGCGAGATATAGTGAATTGGGCTATATCAGGCGGCAGGCGTGCAATATTTGCAAGTTTTGGATTAGGTAAAACAATGATGCAACTTGAAATAGCTGTACAAATTTCACAAATAACTAAAAAGCCTTTTTTGATTGTTATGCCACTTGGCGTTGTTGGAGAATTTAGGGATGATTTAGGATTTTTATATCCTGAAAAATCAATAAAATATATTACTGATTCAGATATTGTTGATACTGTAAATTCTAATATAATTTATGTAACAAATTATGAGCGTATCAGAAAAGGCGATGTAACAGCTGAATTATTTGGTGGCGTATCATTTGATGAAGCATCAATACTTAGAAACTTAAAGACTGAAACTACTAATTACGTTTTAAATCACTTTAGAGATGTTAATTATAGATTTGTAGCTACAGCAACTCCAACGCCAAATGATTTTATAGAAATTCTTAATTATGCTGATTACTTAGGAGTTATTGATAGAGGTCACGCATTAACTAGATTTTTTCAAAGAGATTCTGTAAAAGCTGGACATTTGACACTTTACCCAAATAAAAAAGAGGAGTTTTGGAAATGGGTATCTACATGGGCGGTTTTTATAAATAAGCCTTCAGATTTAGGTTATGATGATACTGGTTATTTATTGCCTAAATTAAACTTTATTGAAGTATTAGTACAAAATAATACAGAAGGCGAAATTTATAATAAAAAAGGAGAATTAGTAATTTTTAAAGATACTACAAAAAGCCTTATTGATGTTAGCCGCGAAAAATCAGAATCAATAAATGTAAGGATAAAAAAAGCCTACGAAATTGTTAAAAACGAACCAAATAAAAAATGGATTTTATGGCATCATTTAGAAGCTGAGCGCCAAGAGTTAAATAGAACATTTAAAGAATATAATTTAAAATCTGTTTATGGCTCACAAGATAATAGCGAAAAAGAACAGCTACTTATAGATTTTAAGCATAATAAATATCAAATACTTAGCACAAAACCAAAAATAGCTGGTTCAGGTTGTAATTTTCAACACAGTTGCCATAATATGATTTTTTGCGGTATTGATTATAAATTTAATGATTTTATACAGTCAATACATAGATGTTACAGATTTAAGCAAGAAAATGAAGTGAACGTTTATGCTATATTTACTCAAAACGAACAGGATGTATTAAAAGCATTGAAAGAAAAATGGATAAAGCATATTGAATTACAAACAGAAATGATAAATTTAGTTAGAGAATACGGATTAAACACAGATAAAATTAAATCAGATATGAAACGACAAATTTTTAACAACAGACGTAGTGCTAAAATTGGCAATGCTACAGTATATAATGAAGATACTGTTATGATGCATAATGAATTTGAAAGTAATATTTATGACATGATATTAACTTCTATTCCATTTGGTGACCATTACGAATACTCAGATAATTATAATGACATGGGTCATAATTACGGTAATGATGAGTTTTTTAAACAAATGGACTATTTAACGCCTAACTTATTAAGATGCCTAAAACCTGGCAAAATTGCAGCGATTCACGTTAAAGATAGAATTCGTTATAGCTATCAAAATGGAACTAAATTTACTACAATAGATGATTTTAGCGGAAAAACTGTAGCGCATTTTCAAAAGAATGGATTTTATCTAATTGGTAAAATTACAGTTACAACTGATGTAGTTCGAGAAAATAACCAAACTTACAGATTAGGATGGACCGAACAATGTAAAGACGCTACTAAAATGGGCGTAGGTTTACCTGAGTATGTTTTATTATTTAGAAAAGCGCCATCTTTAATGGATAATGCTTATGCAGATGATCCATGCACAAAAACAAAAGACGAATATACCCGCGCAAATTGGCAATTAGATGCCCATGCTTATTGGAAAAGTGATGGTAATAGATTTTTAAGTTATAACGAATTAAAGCAAATGGATGTTCAAAAAATTTGTAATCATTGGAAAAAGCATGATAAATCAAATGTTTATAGTTTTCAGGAACATTTAAAAGCATGTGAAGACTTAGAAAATCAAAATAAGCTAAGTTCTTTATTTATGACATTGCCCGTACATAGTACAAGTGAGCATGTATGGACTAATGTTAATAGAATGGCTACTTTAAATACTAATCAGGCAAACAGAAAAAAACAAAAGCATATTTGCCCGCTTCAATTTGATATAGTAGTTAGGCTGTTAAACAGATTTACAATGAAAGGCGATTTAGTTTGTGACCCTTTCGGCGGTTTATTTACTACAGCTTATAAATGTTTAGAAATGGAACGTAAATGTATTTCAGTAGAATTAAATCCTGAGTATTACGATGATGGTTTATATTACCTTAAAAGCATTGAGTATAAAATAAACGTACCGACTTTATTTGATTGTATATAAAATATAACCTTGCGTAGTTTATGTGGCGAAAAACAAAACTAAATCAATGCTAATGTTCACAGTTTTAAGTGTCGTTCAATCCGATGCCGCAGGGATTTAAAGTTCTATATCATTTGTAGTTTATGTGGCGAAAAACAAAACTAAATCAATGCTAATGTTCACAGTTTTAAGTGTCGTTCAATCCGATGCCAAATGATATTTTAAATAATTAGTAAAAAAATTTTAACATGAAACAATTAACATCATTTTTAATCTTAATTTTAGTACTTTTCAGCTGCCAAAAGCTCGAACCTATTGTAATAGTGAAAACAATAACCATTTATCGCGACACCTGCGACTCGGAATTTATACGCAAGATAGGCCAAATAGAATCGGGTAATACTGATAAAGCTAAATCACAGCATGGTAATGGTCGGTATCAGATTTATAACATTTGCGTAAAGGGTAGCGGAATGACAGATCTATTAGGGTATTCGCATGAAGACATGTTTAACAAAGAAAAAGCGGAGCATGTTTTCTGGGCAACAATGGGAATTTTTTGCCATACATACGCGCAAAAGCATGGGCATTATCCAACCTATGAACAGTTAGCGCGGATATGGTGTGGAGGTCCTGAAGGTTATAAAAAGAATGCGACATTAAATTACTTACATAAATTTAAACAACAATGAAACGAAAAAAATTAACAGATTACGAAATACTTTTGGAAATTTACCGAAAGGTTTATGCAGTATCAGAACCGCCTGCAGATTTTGACGAACTTGTAGCAAATGCCGAAGTAAATGAACGCGGCGAAAAGCAAATTAAGTTTTTAGAATACGAATGCGAGCATGATGTAATGGAGGCTATATTAGATGAAGCAATAGCAAAGTATAAAATTAAAGGTCACAGGGCTAAAGCATTTGCATTTAGCTTTTGGTTAGGCTGTTCACCTAAAACAAAAGCAAAATCATGAGCGGAGGTACATTTCAGGGCGACCAGTATAGAATAATAGATATTTATGAAACTATTGAAAGCTATATAAATAAACAAGGCAAAGAAACGGGTTATGGTGGCACTTATGAAACATTTGAACCCGAAGTATTAAAGCGTTTAGAAGATGCTATAAAATGCCTAAAAATGGCACATGTTTATGCGCAACGTGTCGATTATTTATTAGCAGGCGATGATAGTCAAGAAACATTTTTAGAACGCTTAGAATCCGATTTAAAAAAGCTATGAAAGAACAACAATTATACAAAGAATTGCAAGCCCGGCATAGTAAATACGGCGTTTTATTTCGGAATAACACGGGCACAGCATTTCAGGGCAAAAGGGCGGTTATTAACAGCCGCCCTATAATAACTGAGCCGCGACAAATAACATTTGGTCTTTGCGTTGGTAGTTCTGATTTAATAGGTTGGACTGAAAAAATTATAACTAAAGATATGATAGGACAAAAAATTGCTATATTTACAGCCCTCGAAGTGAAAAACCTAAGCGGCAAAGCAACAAAAGAACAAATCAATTTTATTAAACAAGTCAGAAAATCGGGCGGTATAGGTAATATATTACGCTGGATTGATGAAGACTTTAAAGCGGATGAGATATGACAAACGAAGCACAAAGCCTACTATCTGAACTTAAAAATGAAGCATTAAAAATGGATGCCTACATTAAGGACGATGCAAAGCGCCAAAATTATAGGCAACTAAAAGAACGGCAACTTTTAACGCTGCAAAATATTATATTAGCACTTGAAGAAAAAGAACAAAGCTTATTTGAAAAATCTATTACGTTCCCACATTCTAAAGACTTAGAACAAGTTATTTTAGGTGCTATCTTAGTAGATAATAACGCCCGTGACAAAGTAAATTTTTTAAGCCCTGAGCATTTTTATTTTGAAAATCACAAACTTATTTTTGAACTTTGCCAAACAGTTGAAGTGGTCGACATAGTAACGGTTGCTGAAAAACTAAAATATAGGTGCGGCGGTCCCGCTTATTTGGCTGAACTAACAAATCGTGTTGCAAGTGCTGCAAATTTAGAATACCATGCAAGAATACTAATCCAAAAGCATGTACAGCGCGAACTTATAAAAGTAGGCATAAATATGATAAATACGATTATCGCTGATACTGACGATGTTTTTGAAACAGTGCGGGAACTGATGCAGAATATTAAAAAATTTAATGTAGGTAAGCAAATAGTAAGACAATGAAAGACAAACCAATTGACTGGGAACAAAAACCAAAACAAAACACAAAAAAACCTAAAGCAGAACGCCCGGCAGCATCAGCACCCGAAACTGATAAAAAAGGTTTTATAAGTGGTTATTTTCGGCCCTTAGGTTGGGGAACTGAAGATGGGCAAATGCTTTATTATTTTTACATTCGTTCTACTATGTCAATTGTAAAGTACAAAGCTGCTGCAATAAACAAGGCTAATTTATTGAGCATTGCGCCTTTAGAATTTTGGTTACTATCATTTCCGAACCGTGACAATAGTAATTACGTTGTAACTACGGCGGCGGATTATCTTATAAACTTTTGCAATCATGTAGGCTTTTATAATACTGAAAACATACGCGGGCGCGGAGCATGGCAAGAAAAAAACGGCGTTGTATTTCATGCAGGGCAGCAGCTTATACAGGATAAAAAGCGCTACAATTTAGGCGGTTTAGATACGAAATATAGCTATGTTTATAATAAGGCTATTGATATGCCTATTGAATCGCCGCTTATAGCTACTGAAGCGGGAATGCTGCCAAAA